CATTACTTCTTCTTTGAATTCCCTAAGCACGATCATCAATGATGCCTTCAGTCTGATGATTGGCGCAGTTCAACTGCAAGCAACGATTCTGGAAGCGCAAGCGTCAAATATAGAAGCAGCAGGTTCGTCTGCTGGAAAACCAATAACTTTGCTGGCAGGTGGTTCTCTTGCTAGTAAATATGGCAAATATCCTACAGGTGTGGCTGCAATTGGTGCAATTCCTGTTAACATGCAAGACAACGTTGACTATACAAACGGTGGATTGAGTCCGGGGTTTCAGGTTGCTTCAGCATTAACACCAGATCAGCAATTTGCTTCTATTTATAACAAACTGACTGCGACTGCTCCTCAATATTTAAACAAGCCTTACTATGTCCTTTTATCTGCACAGTCAGGTACAGAGAGTGAGCCAAGACTTTTAGCGTTCGATGAGATTACAAAGGCCAGAGACTTCTTCAATTATTATTCTACAACCACAGGATTGTACGGGTGGGACGCACCTGTTTTCAAATACGGCTTTAGACGAGGTGGACTTGTAGACCCAATGGACACGATTCCAGCCATGCTGAGTCCTGGCGAATATATTCTTTCACCAGAAACCGTCCGCAGATATGGCGTCAGCAATCTGAATCGCTTGAACTCTGGCGACAGTGCAGCACTTAACGCAACCTCAGACCCAGAGGTGAAAAGATTACTGGCTGAATTGATTGTTGCCGTCAGAGAGAACGACACCGAGGTGAATGTTTATACAGATATGGCAGGCCAGACAAAAGCAGGCATTGAAGAATTCAGAAGCGAGCTGAGAGAAAGAACGAGACGGCAAGGCGACCAGTATATCCCAGCGAGGTATATCTGATGAGCCAGTTACTTGCCACGATCACGGTTGATGGAACAGCATACCGAGGTTCGATTCGTGGCTTTGCTGGTCAGAATTTTTACCAGCCTTTCGTCAAAAGAATGCCGAGTTTGGAACTTGGACAGGTTGAGGACTCAGGCAAGATTGGTGTGAAGTTCGGTAATATCACACTGACGAATGACTACCTGTCCGCAAGCCATCCATTCGCACTTCAGCGCTATGAAGATTTACTCACTGCACCTGGGCTTTATCCAACAAGTCTCAAATGGGGAGAAGCCGGAAGTGACTTGTTTTCTGGCAATATCTTCTTGCAAAGCGTGACCGATACAGAACTCACCTTTGCGCTTACAGACACCGAGTTTACCAAAGGTGCTAGACCTTTTACGCTGACCGAAAACTTTGCCTTTGTCGAAGCTGTCATTTCTTCAGGCGCAGGAACTCCGGTTTCCATCACAGCCTTAAATCACGGCTTTGTCACAGGAACGGTTGTCATTTTCGAGCAAATGGATTCCTACGGTGAGCTGCTCGAATATCAATCGGTTGCAGTAGATAACTATTATTACGTTGTCCGCACTGGTTCAAATACGTTCACACTACAAGATAAGGATTTTATTCCGGTGACAAGTGGCTATGGCACAACCGGAACCTTTACCTCTGACGGTAACACGCACCGAGTTGGTGTGCCGCTTCGAGTGCCGTTTTCTTGGGGAATTATCAAGAACGCTACGCCAGTTGTCAAAAAACTTGACGATGAAGTTGCCAATCCAGACTTACAAACGAACAACAGCAGCTACCCGATTGAAATTAGAGAGGATGGGGTTTTAATTTACTCGACGGATAACACAAGTTCAGAGTTCTGGAATGGTTCAGGCGGAAGTGGCGTTGCCCCAACTTCAACCGTGATTAAGCTGAACTCTGCGACTACTGGAGGCGTGCTTTCAATCTCAGGAATCAGCAACCGAGGCTCAACGCTTTCGAGTTTTTATAGTCACGTTGCCACTGAGCTTGGGCTAACTTTAGACACGAGCTATGCCTAATGGCAGGAGTCAATTACAACACCGACACCACGATCAGCGACGAGCAAGTAAACGATTCGCCTGTTGAAGTCCGGCTTTCCGTAACCGTTGAAATCGACACGAATGGAACGCTGACCGTCCGCTCTTTAGCGGTAGCCACGACAGCTTCAGAAGTTGAAATCTATAGCCCATAAATGGCACAAGCAACCACACGCAACGAGCCTTTGATTGACTTTGCGGCTGATACTGCCAAGGCCGCGAATTTATTATTACAAATCAGCGGCACAACGCTGAGAGTAATTAACCGGATTCAAACTGGTGTGGCAGCCGCAACGGTGAGAACGCCAGAATTGCTTCAATTGCAATTAGCGCCAGCCTTTCCAATTAAAAAGGTTTTCAGCGAGTATGAATTCAATACGCCTTATCCAGATAGTGTCACGCTTGCGCAAGAAACAAAATACGTTGAAGTGCCGAACTTAGGCTATGGCGAAGAACAAGGCTATGACGCACTGTCAACAATTGAAGAGAAAGTCATTGAGTATTTACGAGCGATACTTCAAAGCGAATCCGCGCCTATCTGCACGGCTCGAATTTTTGGGATTAAAGACAATTATTTACTAGGTTATCGAATCATCTGCATTGACGAAAAACAAAGCATCAAAGCCACAATCACCATTACTTCCATTATCTATAGCTTTGATTCTGAAGAGACAACCATCAGCGGACCAACAGAAATCGACTTTGTAAGGTTTGAGTGAAAATCATTTACACGAATTCAATCACAGGCGTCAGCAGTTCAGCGACTCAATTGTCGAGCGATTATGCAATCGCCAAAGTCGAGAACAATTATCCAAAGCAGGCTTACATTGCTGATGCGGCAACGGCAACGGTGACGGTGACTTGTGCAGGTGCGGAAGCCATTTTTTTCTCTTACTTGGCAGAATCGGTAACAGTCACATTCAAGGATTCAGGCGCAAGCACTTTATCGACAGAAACGTACTCGAACACCTACACACTCAGCGAGCAATACCTACTCAACGAGAAAACCCATTGGAATGATTCGGTTTTTGTGGCTTGTCCAGCGACGACCAACACGGTTGAGATTGCTTTAACCAACTCGACAGACATCAAAGGAACGCTGGACGGTTGGGTTACGGCAAGCAATGGGAATCTAGGCAGATTACAAGCGAGTGCTGCAAACATTTATTTTGAAGACTATCCACAAATCCGGCTTGGCGCTTTTGTTTCTGATGGGGTTTTTACCGAGCAAATCAACCGAATCACCGGAGACGGCACAGGCTCAGAAGATTTACAACTAACCGGAAATGGTGGCTCAAACTTTACGGTTTCTTCAATGAAGTTGCCGCTCATCGTCAACACGATTCGAGCCGGAAAAGTACTGGAAACCTACAATCCAAACGTAGGCATGTCGATCAGCCGCGATTCGTTTGGAATCAAACAAGAAAGAGACAGCGGGCTGGTTTACCGATTGGGTGAAATTCGCAGAAGATTCAGCGGTTCAGTCCAAGTCTTAGAATCCGAGAGAGACACAGCAACCAAAGTCTTTGCTGGACTGAGAATGCAACCTGTAGCCGCGCAGATTCTAGGTTATCAAACCAACACGGCAGTATTCGGAAGTTTCTTTGAGCCTGCCAGCATTGCTTATTCTTATCCTGGCTCGCAGCTTTATGACTACAACTTTGAATTTGTTGAGCTTATCTAAATGAGTTTATTAAAAACAAACGAAATCCAAAACTATAATGGTTCGAGCTTAACGCTAACTGCCAGTACGGTTTCGACTAGCGCACAGCTAAACACGGGCGGAAATATCAGCGTGACGGGTTCGCTAAATGTTTCAGATGATTCAACGACAAGAACCAATCTTGGATTGGGAACGATTGCCACGCAAGATTCAAATAATGTTAATTTAACAGGTGGCACGATTGGCAGTGGGGTGGTGTTTCCTGCTGGGCATGTGATAACACATTCAACATATTACAGTCAAAATGCATCTGTTTATTATGAAACAACAAGCAGTAGTTATACAGATATGGGTTTGGAAATTAGTATTACTCCAAAAAATTCATCAGCTGATTCGTTTATAGTGGTGAACTTTTATGCAGGACTATCCCAAAATGATGCTTCTAATGGTGTAGCTACTATCAACTATTCCACCAGTTCTGGTGTAACTACAGAATCGTCTTCTACAAAACTCGTTAGTTCTACATACCCAATTTATATTGGAGCCTTACATAATGCTTCAGCACAAATGTTACATCAAAACTATTCAGCAAATACAACACAGTATTATCGGATATTTTTGAAAAGTAATAGTGGTGGGAGCAATGTTCGCTTGATTCATCAAAATTCTACTTTTTCATTTTATGCTTATGAGGTGAAGAAATGATAACAGAAAATCAGGCTATTAGGGAATTATATGCTGGCCCAGTCAGTTTTACTCATAATGGGGTGTTTTATCACGGTGATTTTGAAAGACCAACCGAATCCGAAATCCAAGCAAAAATTGCAGAACTTCAAGCAGCAGAACCAATGAGATTGTTAAGAGTAGAAAGAGATAGACGTATTGCTCTTACAGATTGGCGTTTTCGCAGTGACCTAACTCCATCCCAAGTCTGGATTGACTACTGCCAAGCCCTGAGAGATCTACCAGCAAACTCAACTCCTGCATTGGATGAGAACGGACAACTAACGGGCATAACCTGGCCCACACCACCTAACGACTAAGCAAAGGCCGAGCAATGCCAGAGGCACCACTAGAAATGATTAATACGATAGGAATCAACGCGTTTACTCTGTTGAGCTGCTTTTGGTATATCCGATTTTTAAATCAATCATTTAATGATGAACGTGTGAAAGCACAGGAAGAACGGGACCGAATCAGAGCAGAAGCCGCAGAAGAAAGAAAACGGTTTGATGAAAAGGACACGGCTGCCGATATACGAATTTTGGAACTACAGAAATCTAGTTATCAAAGCTTAATGACGATTATGCAGGAAACTGCAAAAGTCCTTCAAGACCTGCACACTTCAATCAATGAACTGAAGGTGTTACTGCACCAAGACAGAGCTAAATGAAATCGATTCTCACAGGTTTGGCTTTGCTGCTTTCAACGTCAGCCTATGCTTTGCCTGTTGATTACAAGACTTTGCACATTGTTTCATGGGCTTATCAGTGTTCCTTGCGACTTGCTCCCACCTATCAAATGCAAGGCATGGCTTCAAATCTCGCCATGCAATCGGCAATCAAGTTATGCAGTTGTGTCATTGACCATTACCGCGAAAATCACCGTTATGTAGATTTGCAACTTATGCCGTTACCTCAAAGAGAAGCATTTGGCGAAATGTACAGTCAAGAGTGTATTGATTATCCAGAAAAGGAGACTTGATGGAATTTATTGACCACTCAGAGCATTTTTCGAGGGACGAGCTGAAATGCAAATTTACTGGTGAATGTGGCATGTCCGAAGTCTTTTTGACGAAGTTGGAAACCTTGCGTCAGCACTACGGCAAACCTATCAGACTGACGTCAGCGTATCGCTCGCCAGAGCATCCGGTTGAAAAGGCTAAATGGAAAGACGGGAAACCCAAAAGTACGGGTTATCATGTGCTTGGAAGAGCCGCTGACTTGGCAGTTTGGAATGCAGACGGTGCGCGACTTCTTCAGATTGCTATTCAAATGAATTTATTTGGTGGGTATGGCTTCTCTTTTACCGGAAGCAATCGCTTCCTACATTTGGATGACAGAGAAGATTTGATGATCTGGAGTTATTAAAATGGAAGGATTTTTAGAAATATTTAATTCTGTTATTGAATCTGGTGGGGTAGAGTTAATGCTGACGGCAGCAGGTTTGCCGATGGCAGCGGCTGGAGTGGGAATTTATCGAAAAATGAGGAAAGCGAAGAAGATAAAGGAACAACTGACAAGTTTGTAAAACCGCCACTTACCGGAAGTGTGGCAAATCCTCTGGAGGTGGCTCCCCAAGCTGGACTCGAACCAGCGACCCAATGATTAACAGTCACCTTAGTTCTTTCGGCTATAGGCTAGACGAATGCTAGGCTTGCTGGATTCTTTCAATTTTTTCTTGCCAGTGTTTCCGCCAGTTCCCAACTTATTTACCAAGTCCACTTGCTGCAAGTGGTCACTATTTAAATAAGACATGGTTGTTTGAATCGACTGATGGCGCAGAAGCTTTTGCACCTGGACAGGATTTGAACTTTCACCAGATAATAGTTCAGTCGCAACTGTACTTCTAAACGAATGCAGCGGTTTTGCGTTTTCAATGCCTACCTTTAGCAGCGCCTTTCTCATGGATTTGGTCAAATCCCCAAGACTTGAATACAAAGGCTTTCCTCTGCCGTTGTCCAAAACGTATTTCTCGCCTTGAATATCCTGCGCCTGAATAAAATCTTTTAAATCTTCAGCTATTGGAATGATTGCGTCTTTTCGACCTTTGACTTTCCAATCCTTTGTTGAGCGCAGTTCAATTCGGTCAGGATAAACGTTGTCCCATTTCAGCGCCAGCAGCTCACCACCACGCATTCCAGTGAATCGCAAAAACCACCAAGCACGAAGCAGTACCAGAAACCGTCTTCGTTTGGTTTCGTTCCAGCCTTGTTCTAGGTGTTGCCGCAAATCTTCTAGTTGTTGAGCAGAAAATACAGCAGGCAAAGGTTTGGACGAGCGAACGCTTTTGACTTTGATGGCTGCTGGCAAATGTCCCTGCTCCCAAGACCAATTTAATATGGCACGAACTGCCCGAAGGTATGAATTACAACTATGATCTCCTAGTCCTGCTTTTCGCAATGAGAGAACAAGTTGGTCTGTGAATTTTGACGAGTGCAAC